GAATACCACCGAGCCCTGCAAGAGTACGATATTCATAAGGCTACAGGACTCAAGCATGATGATGCAGTTAGACGAGCTCTGCGAGGCCTCCTCACCCGCAACCACGAGTGGCCCTTCGACCACAAGTTCAAGACGAAGGAAGCCCTAATCCGAACCACCCTCTGGTATCTGGAGAAGTTTAGAGATGACCCAGCCAAGACATACATTATGGAAAGTGGGAAACCTGCGGTTGAACTATCTTTCCGATTTGAGCTCGATTGGGGACCAGAATGCGCGACATCCCAACCGTACATGCTTACTGGTCATCTCGATCGCGTGGTCATATTCAACGAAGAGCATTTCGTTATGGATCGAAAGACCACAACCAAAACGCTCAGCGAGTACTACTTCGCCCAGTTCGAGCCCGACAACCAGATGACCCTCTATTCGCTAGCAGCCAAGGTTATCTTGGAAGCACCAATCAAGGGAGTGATTATCGACGCCGCACAAGTGATGGCCGAAGCGTCTCGATTTGTACGCAACTTCACCTATAGAACCGACACTCAGCTTGATGAGTGGATCAAGGATCTAGAGACATGGCTTGGCTTCGCTGAGTATTACGCCGAGCAGAACTACTGGCCACAGAATGACACGGCCTGCGATAAGTATGGCGGGTGTAGGTTTAGGCAGGTTTGCTCCAAAGCCCCACAAGTCCGCGAGCAATTCCTGAACGCGAAATTCGTTCAGCTGCCAAAGGAGGAAAGATGGAACCCGCTCAAGCCCAGATGATCGCTCGCGAAGCTTATAAGGATGGGCTTTCAACTGCCATCTACATCCTCGAAGAGTCGGCCAGTGATGCGTGCGTCACCCACACCGGTTTCACATCAAGAAAGGTCCTCAATGCAGCAGCACTAGCAATAAAGGAAATGATCGATAAGCTCGCCGATGAAAGGTACCCACCATGCCAACCTTAGAGAAACACCAATCCAATGAATACACAAAACTACTCTGTCTCGGAGACAGCGGTTCAGGTAAGACGGGAGCTCTTGCGTCTCTCGTCGCTGCTAATTACAAGCTACGCTGTATCGACATGGATAACGGTCTTGAAACACTCAAACAATACATCCTTAAAGAGTGTCCTGAGAAAATTAAGAACGTTGAATTTAGAACTCTCCGAGATAAACGTAAAGCTAGTCCGAGCGGCCCGATCATCGACGGCCCACCAAAAGCTTTTGTCGAAGCAATTCGAATGCTCGACCGATGGAGATATGTAGATGCAGAAGGGAATGAAATCGACTACGGTGTCCCGGCCGAGTGGGGACCCGATTGTATTCTTATCATCGACTCCCTCACATTCCTCAGCGATGCTGCGTTTGATTTCCGCGAGCCTCTCACGCCTAAATCGAAGACCAGCGGCCAGTTTGACGCTAGGGCGGTCTACAAAGATGCGCAGGATTCAATCGAAAGTGTACTCGCCCTCGTCACATCGGAAGCTTTTCGGACGAATGTCATCGTCAACGCTCACGTCAAGTACATCGACAACCCCGATGGTAGTAAGAAAGGCTACCCGACCGCGGTTGGCTCGGCGCTCTCCCCTCAAATACCCCGATACTTTAACACCGTTGCGCTCTTCCAAACGAAGGCAGGAGGAAAGAGAACGCTACATACAGCAGCTACTGCGATGATCGACCTGAAGAACCCCAAGCCTTTCGAGATGGCAAAGGAATATCCCATCGAGACTGGGCTAGCGGATCTATTCAAGGTTCTACGCGAGCCACCACAACAACAGGAGGAACCCACACCCACAGCCAAACCAACACCTCAAACTCAATCCAAATCACGAGTCATCACCCCACTTAGAAGGAAAATCTAATGGACACCCCAAACTTTGGCACTATCCTCGACCGCCCGGCTTCCGAGTTCAAGAGGCCGAAGCCTCTACCTGTAGGCACCTATGTCTGCGTGATAACAGATTTACCGCGCAGAGATAAGTCCACCAAGAAGGGAACCGAGTTCGTCGAGTTTACACTCAAGCCAGTCGAGGCTTCGAGCGATGTAGACGAGGATGACCTTAAGGCGATGGGAGGCTTCACCAACAAGACCCTTCGCGTTACCTTCTGGCTAACTGAGGACGCAGCATGGAGGTTAAGTAAGTTCCTCGTCGATGATCTACAGATCGAGCCGGAGGACGAAGACGGCGAGGAGAAGTCCCTCAACCAAATGTGTTCCGAAGTCGTCAATCGCCAAGTGCTAGCCTACGTTAAGCATCAGGCGAGCGACGACGGTACCACCACCTACGCCCAAGTAAGTACCACTGCACCGGTTGAGTAAGCGGCTAGCCAACAGCTGACTTGCTCTAGGGCGGCCAAGGGGCCGGTTTCGCGTTCCCTTGGCCGCCTCCCTTCAAGAGGATAGTATGAATGACATCACCATCATCGGCGAAGCGTGGGGCGAACACGAAGCCATCCAAAAGCGCCCCTTTGTCGGACCGTCAGGTTACGAGCTTACTCGTATGCTTAACGAAGCTGGCATCGATCGGGGAAGTTGCTACCTCACTAATGTCATCAACGCCCGACCGCCCGGAAATCGAATTGACTCCTTTTGCGACACACGTTCGAATGGAATTGTCGGTTATCCAGCGCTCGTTAAAGGAATGTATCTCCGAGCTGAGTTCGAACCTGAACTTGACCGACTCGGCGGAGAACTCATTAGCGAAAATCCCAACCTCGTCATCGCACTGGGCAACACTGCCCTCTGGGCCCTGTGCGGTAAAACTGGAATTAGCAAGCTCCGCGGAACCACCCTTCTATCTACACATACCGTCGAGGGATTCAAAGTCCTTCCTACGTATCACCCTGCTGCGGTGCTTAGACAATGGGAGCTACGACCAACCACAGTTATTGACTTAATCAAGGCCGCTCGCGAGGCTAAGTATCCGGAGCTTCGGCGACCACAGAGGGAGATATGGATCGAACCCACCCTCACAGATATGAGGTTGTTCTATGACCGATACATCAGTGGAACTAGAGAAGTTGCTGTCGATATTGAGACTGCTGGAGAGCACATTACCTCCATCTCACTCTCTCCAAACCCCCGAGTTAGCCTCGTCATTCCGTTCCTTGGGCGACGAGGAAAGGTACGTACTTACTTCCCTGACTTGGCTAGTGAGGAAAAAGCTTGGGACTTTATTCGATCTATTCTCGGAGATCGTGCTATCAGAAAAGTCTTCCAGAATGGACTCTTTGATATCGCCTTCCTCTGGAGAGCCTACGGCATCCCAACCTACAACGCCGTCGACGACACCATGCTGCTCCATCATTCCCTTCAACCCGAGTCGCTCAAGTCGCTCGCCTACCTAGGCTCCATCTACACCGACGAAGGAGCATGGAAGGATCTTAAGAAGCATTCGTCCACCATTAAGAGGGACGCATGACAATGGCGAATGAACTCGTCAAGGCGCTGCGGAGGCAGGCCAAGATCGAAATACTAGGATTGGATACGAAGGGGTTGCTAAAGGAAGCCGCCAACGAGATCGAGCGGTTGCAAACCAAGCTCGACAATATCGTCCGCGACTTTGGCCACATCGAAGCTGTGAAGGAAAGAGCCAAGCGATGACCGATCTTGTCAGACCAAGTGGCCTAATCGACTTCCTAGTTGGCTTGGCCATTGGTTTTTCTTGGGGTTTTTTGTTTGCTTATTGGGTATGGTGATGACCGATCTTGTCAAGGCGCTGCGGGATGTAGCTCCAAACAAAGATGATCCGACATGAAAATCATCAACACCGCCGAGGTCGACCCACATGATCTTAGTGAATGGGAAAGAGCGCAGGTCTACAATGGACTGGACGCCGCAATCACGATTGAAGTCCTACATTGCCTCCTTCCTCAGCTGGACAGACATACTCGTCGCACATACGACTTTGAACGAGCTCTTCAAGGACCTGCCCTCGAAATGCGATGTCGAGGAGTACTCATCGACCAACAAAGAAAGGTGAAGGTGATAGATGACTTCTACGAGAAGATCGATCAACTGGAACAAAATCTGGAGCGTCTTACTGGAGAAGGACTTGGCCTTTATGGTTTCAACCATCGTTCTAATGTTGATCTACATCATTTGTTTTACGACGTGCTTAAAGTACCTCCAATCATTAAGGGCGGGCGGCCTACTGTAAACAGAGATGCCCTCGAAAAGATAGAGATGCATACTGTCGCTCGGCAGTTCGTTAAGCATCTGAAGGCCCTTCGTGACTTGGGCAAGAAGATCGGCATGTTGAAGACGGAGATAGATAGCGATGGACGAATGCGAACTTCCTTCAATATTGCTGGTACTAATACTGGTCGTTTCAGTTCTAGTTTTAGCGAGTTTGGAACCGGAACTAATTTCCAGAATATCGAGGAGTCTCTCCGCTCAGTCTTCTGCGCCGATACCGGAATGAAATTTGCGTATCTAGATGCACAACAAGGAGAAAGCCGTGTCGTTGGAGCAATCGAATGGAACCTGTTCAAAGATGGAAGCTATCTGGATGCTTGTGAAAGCGGTGATCTTCATACTGCGGTCACCAGACTTTGTTGGCCAGTACTCCCATGGACCGGAGACCTCGAACGAGATCAGCAAATCGCCAACGAGAGATATTATCGACATTACTCTCGCCGCTTCATGTCCAAAAAGATTGGGCACGGGTCAAACTATGGGGGTAAACCTCCGACTCTTGCGACTCAGGCTAAGATCGAAATCGAGCCTATAAAGGAATTCCAGCGTGCCTACTTCAAAGCCTTCCCCGCTCACCAAGAGTGGCATCATCACGTTCGAAACCGCCTTGCCTATGATGGATTTCTTATCTCTCTTATGGGCCGCAAACGCTGGTTTTTTGGAAGGCGGACAGACGATGGAACCTTTAGAGAGGCTCTTGCATATGATCCGCAAGGGTCACTGGCAGATATACTCAATACAGGTCTCCTTAACGTCTGGAAGGCCCGTGATGCTCAAGTACTTATGCAGATCCATGACGCAATCCTCATCCAATACCCGCAAGAAAGGGAAGACGAAGTCATCCCTAAGGTCTTGAAGCAACTGAAGTTACCGATCCAGTTAAATCACAATCGTATTTTCACCATGCCCTATGATGTCGCTACTGGATGGAATTGGGGCAAAGCCAGTAAGGATAATCCTGATGGACTCAAAACCTACAAAGGGGGTGACGAGAGGAAACGCAGCAAGAAAGTGCACATCATGGATAGAAAGTTTCATCAAGTATACGGATAATCTCGAGGCACCTGAGATCTTTAGGCGGTGGGCGGCGATCGGCGCCATCGCCGCAACGATGGAGTGTAAGGTATGGATAACGACATCGGCACCATTGTACCCAAACCTGTATATATTCCTGATTGGCCACCCGGCGGTGGGGAAGACCCGCACTATCACAGCGGCATCCAAGTTCTACATGGAACTTCCAGAGCCTCACATTGCACCGACATCAATGACCATGGCATCCCTCACCGACTGCCTAGTGGAGAGCAAACGATTTATCCAGAGGCTACCAAAGGAACCGCTCGAATATAACACGATGTTCATCATGGCCGATGAACTCACCGCCTTCATGCACAAGTGGGAGGAGGATATCATCGGCGGCCTAACAACCTTCTATGACGTGGAGACCCTACCCTATGGACAGCATCGTCGAGGCAAAGATATCCGCATCAAGATCAAAAAGCCCCAGCTTAACATACTGGTGGGAAGTACCCCCTCAAATCTCGTCCGCTTCATGCCCGACGTCGCTTGGGATCAGGGACTTACAAGTCGGGTTATTATGGTTTTCTCAGACGAGCGACCAATGGGGGATATTTTCGCTGAAACTACCAGACGCCTGCCTGCCGATATGGTTAGCGACCTCAAAGTTATTAACAATCTCATCGGCCAATTTACTTATGAAGACGAGTACAAGCAAGCTGTTAACAATTGGCGCGCACTGGGGCAGCGACCTACTCCAGTCCACCCGAAACTTACCCATTATAATTCTCGACGACTCACGCACCTACTTAAGCTATCAATGGTTTCTTGCGTTGACAGGGGCAATACACTCAAGCTTACCACTACCGACTTTAACCGAGCAATGGGCTGGCTTCGTCAAGCGGAAGACTTCATGCCAGATATCTTTAGGGCAGGTGCAGTTGGCGCCGATTCGAGAGCTCTTGATGAAATACACCACCACGTCATTGCCAGCGACCGTGGGAAGGGAGTATCTGAAACATCAATTGTTAACTTTGCCAGGGGACTTATACCAATACACTCCGTTGGGCGCGTTATTCAAGTGCTAGAGAATGCGGGGATGATTCGGGCTATCGGGATGGATAAGCATGGGGTTAAGTATTACCGCCCACTCGATCCGAACGGGCCTGCCCTTAGAATAGTGAAAGACGAGGAGGCCTAGTTACTCCACTCCTCCTACTATATCGTTAAGTCGATCGAGCTCGAATACCAATTCGTTTCTCGCTTGCTCTAGCACGATCCGGTTCTCAACAACACGGGTGAACCTGATGGTATGGTTGATCCTCGCAATCTCTGCGATCAGCTGTGCTCGGCGGATCTTGGCAGCAAGGATATTGTTCTCTCTTATGATCTCAGCGTCGCGAAGCGGGCTATCATAGAGAACTCGATACCTCTCGCAACCGCCCAACAACAGCAACGCTAACAAAACGAATGCCCTCATCTCTGCCCTCCATTTTGCATCTTCTCTCTTATCTCGTCCGGCTTCTCCTTAACACACAAGCCCATGCTGGAAAGGCGAATGGCCGAGCCACCACCGAACCTGCACTGACCACTGTCTCGCGATGGGCGAATGGCTTGGATTGCTTTCGACTCTACCCACACCGGGTTGCCATCCAGTTGAGTTAGCAGGATCAGCATTACCATCACCCGTCGCATCACTCTTCCCCAGCACCCACTAGCTCCAATGCTTTCTCGACCGGCGACTTATATCTCCCCTTCTTTGCTGTCTTCCCAGCGTTCATAGCCATCAAGTCGGCCCAACTTATATCAGGGTCTTCCAGCCCATGCATATATCTCCACCAGAACTCAGCCCACTTGCCTTCCTGGGCGGTGGCGAAGCCAGTTATCTGGCCGAACGCTATGACTGAATGCTTAATCATCTCGCCCGCTTGCTCTTCGTCTATGTCGCCTCTCTCAAGGGCCTTAACTGCGTCGTGACCTAGGTCGATGTACCCCTTCAGGTATGTCCCAATCAACCCCGCCTGTGGATCATTCATACGGTTGGTGAACAACGCTCGGACGACATCGCGAACGCCAACATAACTAGATGACATGCCAACCGCCATCGTCCTTCCCCACTTGTATCCCCAACTCTCATGGTCATCATCAGTCATCGGAGTCACCATCTCCTC